CTGTAATTAATTTTTGTATTAATTCTACTCCTATGTTTAATATTTCTGGTAATAGTGTATCTGCTAATCCTAATACCAATTCTATAATTCCATCTAAGGCTATACTTATTCTTGGAACTATGTTTTCTGCCATTATCAATATGCTATCAACGAAATTTGTTATTAAACTATCGAAGTCAGCATTGTCATCAGCTATCCCTGTAATCAAATTTGACCATGAAGCCTTCATAGCATTCACGGATCCACTGATTGTTTGTGTTGCTTCTTTTGCTGTGGTTCCCATAGCCTCTGTAGCTTCTTCTAATGTCATTTCTCCTGATGCTACTTTCTCCATTGCTTCTTCATATGATAATCCTGATATTTTCATTTCAGTTTGTATGACATGTATTGCTTCATATACATCACTTAAGTTACTTATATCGTACTTTACTCCACTAATCTTTTGGGCATCTGCTAGAAGTCTTTCCATTTCGGTCTTCGAGCCACCGTATCCCAATTTTAGATTATCTAAAAGTCCATACTGTTGTTTCGCAAATCCAGCATATGCAGTCTTTAGGGTTTCTATATCTGTACCCATCTTGTTAGCATTATCTGACATGTCTGTTATTGCCATGTTAGCATACTCGGCTGATGCAAATGTATCTCCACCTAAGCTTTTAATCAAACTTGCACTAAATGAAGTTACTGTTTCCATATATTCATTTGCACTCATACCTGCAGTTTTAAATGCTTGACTTGCATACCAACCAACATTATTTTCAGCTGACATTAATCTTTTGAATTCTGCATCTACTTCTTCTACACTCTTTCCCATCATTTGTGCATATTCTTCTACACTATCTGCTGATGTTCCGAATAGTGTTTCTACACCACCAATTAATTGCTCATAATCAGCATAGCTTTGGATTGCTTGTTTTCCTAAATCAACAATGCCTCTAGCTATTGAACCCATGGCACTTGCTAACCCTTTTACTCCTGCAATTATTGCTTCACTTGTTAGGTTAGCTTTTATTAAATCTCCAAGTTTCAAAGTTTGTGTTCCAGCTTCTTTTTCTGATTGTGTAAATTCATCAATTTCCTTTGTGGCTTTCGACATTCTGGTTTCATTTTCTTTGATATTATCACTTAGATTTTTAATTTCATTTTTAAGTGTTTTAGCTTCTGTTGAATTCTTCCCCTGTTCTAAAACTACTGATGCATATTTATCTCTTAATGTTATTAATTGATTCTTCTGGTCTTCTATTGCATCATTCATCTTTTGATAAGAACTTCTATTATCTTCTAATCCACTTTCATTATTTTTTAATTCTGTAGTTAAATTATTAACTTCTGCCTGAGCTAGATTTAATTCTTTCTGATACTTATTTATTGTTATCTTATTTTTCTCATATTGAGATTCTGCTTTGGCTAATTCTGTTGATAATTCACTTACTATTTTTTCTTGAGCCTTTATCTCTTCAGAAGTTGAGGATGTGTTATTTTTTAATTCTTCTAGCTTCTTATTTTCTTTTTCTAGGCTTAACATCATATCCATCATTGCTACTGCATTTTTGTCCTGTTGTTTATTAAAGTCTTCTAATGCAGTTTTATATGTAGATATTTTTTTATTTCCTTCTTCTATCTCTTTATTAAGGACATTATTCCGAGAAGTTATGGCTTGAACTGATTTATCATTCTTATCAAATTGACTTGATACGACTTTCATTTCACTAGCCATAACTGTCAGATTACTTGTAATTGTTTTTAGAGCTTTTGTGTATTCACTTTCTCCTGTTAATTTAACAGTGCCTCCAAATGATCCAGCCATATACATCCCTCCTTCTTATAACCATTCCTCTTCTTCCATTGTCATTTCCTCTAATTTCTGATAGCTGATTTTTCTTAATTTGAAATCATAAAATCTTTGGTAATGATAATAGAGATTTCTAAATTTTCTATATGTAAGTCTACCTACTTCTTTAGCTGATAGACCTAGCAGATTTATTCCTGTAAATAAAATCCACGAGAAATCGATTGGTTCATCTTCCTCGTGGACTATATGTTTTTTGGGTGATCATCTTTAACACTCTCTGTAATTGCCTTATTCAGCTTCTTAGCTGTTTCTTGCACTCCAACTCGTGTTATTAGCCTACCCACTTGTTTTTGTGTCAACAACGGCTTATTTATGCCCTTTTCATCGTTATCTATTTCTATGGCTTCATTTATCATTTCTGTAAAGCCAAATATTAGGGCTTTAGCATTCGGTTCTTTGCCACCTTTATTATCAGTCAGTTTTCCCCACTTTTGTACTGTGCCATATTGCTTCTGTATGGCTTCCATTACATTCAAGTTAAATACTAATGCATATTTTTCATTTTCTATTTCAAATTCAAATTTATAGTCTTTCATATTTCCTCCTAAATATTAAAGGTGGACATTTATCCACCTTATGCTTTCTTTGTAAATAATCCTTCTAAATACTCAACAGCTTCATTGAATGTTGCAAATGTTTGAGTCTTAGACCATGTACCATCTTCTAATTTTAAGACTGTACCTTCTAAAGTAGTTGTAGTGAATTCTACACTTTCTCCTTTAGTTTTTTCATCTGGTAGAGCATCTTTAAATTTTACTTTACTTAAAAACTCTACTTTGTATTTGTATACTCCATTTACTACTTTTGTGATTATTCTTCCAAACCCTACATATGGAGCTTTATCTGTATCTTTACGAACTATTTCTCCTGCTTCTGATATTTCATGACCTGTTAAGTCTGAATAAGTTTGGTCATCATCCTCATCAACTGTAATATTTACTGTTCCTTTTTTGAATGTATAATCACTTTCTGCTAATGCATCATCAGCATATAATTCTGCTGAATTCAAATCTAATGAAACCTTACAGTCAACAGCTTTTCCTGGTGTTTTAACCTCAGCATATGTTTCTGTTTCTTCATCTAAGATTCCATATCTAAAATTTCTTAACCCTATTCTTGCCATTTATATTTCCATCCTTTCTTTTGCAAATTCTAAAGTTTTATGATATAGCCCTGTATCGTTTTCATACATGTCTGGGCTACTACCTGTTCTTATGAAGTTATTTTCCTTCATCACTTCTTTTATTCTTTTTTCTATTGCTAAATAATTCCCATTACTAAATATATCTATATCAATGTAAGCTACACTTCCCACTTCTTGGTCTTCTGCAAACAATGCAGGATCATCATCTGTAAAAGCATAAGTAATATATGTTTTACTTTTTCCGGTGTATGTTATAAACTCTGCCGGTATCTTTTTACCTTCTACTATAAAATTATCGAAGATAGATTTTATTAATTCATAGTCATTCATTTAATATATTTCTCCTGAGCTTTTTTCATAGCATTTGTTATTGCTGATTCCTGTCTGAATGCTTTTCTGAAGAATGGTTTCTTCTTTTCTCCTCGGCTAGTACCATACTCTCTGGCTAGTGCCTTTAATGGAATTGGTATTCCATCTTCATCGTATCCATAAAATCCAACTTTCGTATTTATTCCATCATCACTTGGTGTCCTATATGATTTTGTAATCTTAAGTCCTTTTTCTAATGACTCTGTACTTTTAAAGCTAGACTTCATGTTTGACTTAACTTGTTTATACACAACCTCAGCTCCTGCTCTGGTCATATCACTTAGCATTTCTTCAGTATTGGCTTCTAATTCCTGGAATGATTTTATTAGCTCATTAGGAAGTTCAACATTAAATCCTGCCACTATTTTGTTACTTCTTTTGCCTGGATTTCTAATTCGATATTTTCTTCATCAATGTTATTCAAGTATTCTATGGTATATCTTTTATTGTTAAATGCAATTATCATATCCCTGGTTATTTCTGTCTTTGGATAACGAATTGTGAAGTTAGTATAGGCTTTTTCAAAATCACTATTACTTGCTATCAAAGTAAATCCTTTAGTTGTTTTTACTTTAGCCCAAGTAGTTAGGACGAGAGTGTCTTCTGGATTCTTAAATCCTGCACTATCATCCTTTATAGCTACTTTGTATATTGATATTTTTTTACTATAATCTCCTGGGTTTAACATATGTTATTTCTGGAATGCATTCCAAGTATGGTTTCTACAACTTTATTTAGATTATTTTTATCTACATATAAAGTCCTGTTATCATACATGTCCTGGCATAAAATAAAAACGACAATTAAAAAATCATCGTATTCATCTAAATCCTTTACTCCTGTATTTTCTGTTATAAATTTTTTAGCAATAGTTATTAAAGCAGTAAGCAATTTCTTATCTGCTTCATCTACTTCTTGTAGTCTGATATAGTTAGCTATATCGTTTTCTGTTATTGTACTTACTTTCATTAGTTTCCTCCTTCTTCTGAGGTCTTGCCTGAACAACTAATGACCTTATTTATCTTTTTGATTATCATCTGGATCTGTTGGTGCTTCTGGATCCTTTTCAGTTTCTTTTGTAGCTTCTGCTAATTGAGTTTTTAACTCTTCGATTTCTGTTTGTAGTTTTTCCAATTCTTTCTTTAGAGATTCATTCTCTTTTTTTAATTCTGCTTGATTTTTATTTTTTTCAGTATATTCTTCTATGTAACCAGCTTTTAAAAGGTCACTGATTATTGCCTTATCTTTTAATTCAATAACATGACCTTTTGAGCCAGATACTTTTCCACTAAAACTTTTTAATACTGTAAACATTATTCAGCAGTTCCTGGGCAAACTAATTTAGAAATCTTTTGAGCATCTTCAACTTTAGCATCGAATTCCATCCATGCTACTACACCAATAGCATGTTGGTCAGCATATTTTTCTCTTAGAACTTCCATTTCAACTTCTTCTGTGAACTTAGTAGCTAATCCTGATAAATCTCCATAGAAGATAGCTGTATTTCCTGCTCCGATATCTTTCATGTTATCTGTTTCATAAACAGGTTTTCCTAACAATGTATATCCGAAGTCACTTGTAATATCATCTTGAAGTAAGTATCTATCGTTAGCATCTTTCAATAATGAAATTGCTGTTAATGTTTCTGGTGACATTAACCATACAGCATTCTTTTGGAATTTTTGTTTTACCTTTCTTTTTGTTTTGATGATTTCATCTGCTGTAATAGCATTTGCACTTTCAGCTGTAACTACTAATTTTACTCCTTTATCTAATCCTGTTACTTTTCCTTCTGTACCATTTAATAATTCGTTTTCCACGAATAATGCAATTGATTCAGACATAATATTGATAACTTCATTTACGATATTGAAATCACTATTATTTACTAATGATTTTGAAATCTTAGCTAATGCTCCTGCTAAGTGACCTGTTAATTCAATGCTAGTGAATTTTCCTACATTACTTTCTAATGATTTAAATTCTGTAGCATATGCCATATTTACTTTTGCATCTGATGTTTCAGAATAATATGGAATTTCTAATTTTCCTTTGATGTTATATTTTGTTGATTTTTCTAAAATTGGACAAATGTCATAAACTTGTTTAATAATTTTTTTAGCAATAGTTACTGGAATTACTGCTCCATTATCTCCCTTTGTTAAATTAACATCTGCTCTTTCTTCTAATACAACACCTCTAATATAACTTTCAAATGCTTTTTCTTCTTGTAAAGCTCTTTGTTCATTTTCTTTCATTTCATCTTCCTCCTTCTTTTCTTCTTCTTTTTGTTCTGGTGCTGGTTCTTCAGTTAACTCTCTTCCTTTTGTAATGGCTGAGATTGTTTCATTGATTAAACCAATTTCACTTTCTAATTTTTTAAATAATTCATTCTCATCTTCTGTGAATGCTCTTTCTTCTGCCTTTACTGTATTTAGTAAAGTTTCCATTTCAGTTTGCTTTTCAGCTCTTTGTTCAGTTAATGCTTTAAGATTCATTTTTTATTTCTCCTCTCTTATCTTTCTTAATCTTTCTTCATAATCTGAATAATCTATTTCGACAACTTCCTTATCGGCATGTTGTTCAGGCTCCTCTTTGGTTTCCTGTCTTACATCTATCGTTTGAGATTCTTCTCCACGATATTCAATAAGTTTTACTTGGTCATCTCTCATTTCAATGCTAGTTCCGATGTATGCCGGATATTTCCTATCATCAATAATTGAGACTTCTAGAAGATCCAAATCTCTGACGATTCTTTCTTCTATTCCATCATCATTGACTTTTCTATCTTCTTTGTTACATAAAAAGCCAAATGACCAACCTCTTAATTTGTTGTCTTTGGCTTTCTGGATTACTTCTGGATCCTCGACTTCTACAATGGCTCTTAGTCCAATGTTGTCTTCATATAATTTAGCTTTACCACTTTTGGTATCAGCTAACTCTCTATCTCTTTCGTGATTTAATAAAACCAAGACATTTTCTGCTTTTTCTAAAGCTCTTTGAAATACTCCTGATCTAATTCTTTCTACGAATTGTCCTCTGGTATCACATAGGACTTTGGATGTTCTTTCTACTGCATTGACATAGCCATCTATTACGATTTTTCCATTCCTAACTTCCACCTTCATCTGTACCACCTCCTTCTCCGGTGCTATGCATATCTACGATTGAATTTGTATTAGGTGTATAGTATTGTCCTGTTGTAGTGTCGAATACTACATTTCCAAGATTTAAAGTTATGACATCAAGCCCTTCGATGCTGTCATAGTCCTCTAGGTATCTAATTTCATTTTTAGATATCCATCCTGTTTCTGATGCTATCTTGTAAGCTTCATATCTTTCTTTAATGTTTCCTCTACTTATCTCCCTGGTATCAAATTCAAAATAAAAAGACTCCTTCTCTTTTTCGAGTAGTAAGTCTTTGTTCAAAGCTATTTTGATTGCTGTTAGTATCGGCATAATAGCTTCCTTCATAAATTCATCAAAGTTTTCTTTGTTATGGAATATGTGGTCTATTTCTTCTTGTAGTGTCTTCTTTCTTTCATTTAATTGAAGTTCTACTGTGGTACTGGAACCTTCTTTAAAATCCATACCTTCATTCAAGACAATTGCATTTTCACTTTTGTTTGAATATAAATTAGACCATGCTTGTTTTAATAATGCTATTTCTTTTTCTCCTAACTTTCTTTGTGAAGTTATAAATCCTTTTTTTGCTCCACCTGTTTTTACCAAGCCAAGCTCGTACATTAATGTCTGGTAGGCATTTTCTATTGCAGTTGATACTTCTCCTATTACACTTTTTCCTGAGCCACCATTCTTGGTGCTTCTTAGTATTGTAATGAAGTTAAATGTTTCATATGTTTTGCCATTTACCATGTATGTTATATCTTTAAAAATTGGATCTGTATTTGTATTGATTGAGACATGTGATGCTTCTACATATCTCAGGCTTTTAAATTTATTCTTTGGTTTTTCTATAAATAAATATCCACCTTTATCTAACAAATAATCTTGTACCCATGCTTTTCTTAATTGAAATGCATCTAATGTATCTCCAGGATCTACATTCAGTAATTTGATTCTCGGATCATCTTTTACTTCTTCTACTTTTGTTTTTCCTGTTTTCTCATCCTGCACTTCACGATACAACCTTATTGGTATCATTGCTACGGTATTACATATTCTATCTACTGCACTTGCTACTGCCGGTAATGACATAGCTTTGTCTTTATCAATTGTTTCTCCTCGTAGAATAGCTTTTAGTAATACATCACTTGCAGATTCTTCTGTTTGTGGTGCTGGTGTTTCTTCTTCAGCTCTTCTTCTGAATAAATCTCTTATTCTCATTTTTCCACCTCCTTTACTCAATTACCTGTACAAAGAAGTCATCATTTTCTAGGAATACATCTTGTTGTAGAAGGTGTACTGCATTTATTAATGCTACTACCATATCTACTTTTCCCTGGCTTCTTTTCTTTGTTATGTACCTATTCATGTTAGTGTCATAGGTGCATCGTGCATTTTCGAAGTTGATTTCTAATAATTTATTTTCTTCATATCGGAACTTACGATCCAATATTTTTTCATATAATAATTTCGTTGGACTATGTAATGTGTCACTATGTTGTCTTACAACTATTGTGTTATACTTCTTATCCCATTTTTGAGCTGATGATAAAGCATTGTATCGGTCATATCCTATTGCCATTATTGTTACTTTATATTTCTCTTCTATCTGGAATACGAAGTCTTCTATAATTCCATAGTCAACGGTTTTATTTCCACAGGCTATACACTTCATTGTTTTAATGAAATCATAGTAGTTAATTCTTTCAAACTTATTTTTTTCTTCTATTCTTCCTTCTGGAATAAATGCAAATACATCTGCAAGTATTTCATTATCATCTTCTGATACCATTGCTACAGCACAGTTATCATTGGTCATGGCTAAGTCTACTCCTATGTATACTTTTCTTCCTGTCCAATTGATTTTTGCCACCTTACAGCTCATTACTTCATTAACATCAATGTAGCTTTCTGTTCCCATTCCCTGGTATATGATATTGCAGTGTTTAGTCAGGAAGTTTTCTCTTACTGATTCTACTGCTATTGCCTTAGCTCTTTTCTTTACTAAGTCTTCCCAGATTTCTGGTATTTCTAAAGCTACAGGATTTGATTGTTTCAATACTGTGTCATCTACTGTCCAATTATTTATTGTTTCTTCATCTGGTTCATATAAAAGTGCAAATATAGTTTCATCTGGTTCTATTCCATCTAAGACTCTTTTGGCATATGACACTTCATCTTCAAATGGATTATTGATTGTAGGATATTTAGTCGATATTATACAACCCAATTTATTTAGGATATTCAATTGTCCTGACCTCATGGATTCTATTGCATATGGATTTGGTAATGCTCCTACCTCATCTGCTAAGAATACATTTGGTAATTTTCCATCCATACGACTTGATGAATAGTTCAATGGATAATATCTGCTTTCTGTTAAATTGAATTGTATGTAATCTCTTAGTATCTTAAATCTTTTACTTTCTTTGTGTAGATAAATAAGTGGACTTGATTTTAATGTTTCTTCTATTGCCGTTTTAACTTCACGAGATAACGATCCATCTGGAGCTACTGAATAAAACTTTGAATACTTTGGTTCCAATAAAAAAAGCAAGATAAATATCGTTGCTATTGTATATGTTTTAAAGTTCTTTCTGGCTATCTCAAGTATAGCTGTTTCGTATCTTCTTTTCTCTGGATTGCTTCTATAAACAACACATAGAATTGATATGTAGAATACCCATTGGTATCCACATGAGCATTGGTATATTGTCTGTCCTGCCTTTAAACCTTTAGGCATTATTAACAGCTTCAGGATTGATTCTATCTGCTTTACTTTTTTCTCATTGATTTTATATTTTGGGTTCTTATTATCTGCTATCTCCAGAAAGCTCTCACATTGTTTTATTACATACTTTGGTGCTGTTACTTTTCCGGATACGACATCCGATGCATATTGGTATGCTTTATTTTTCAATTGAGCCACCTGCTATTATTTGTAGCAGTGGATCATCCTCTTCTGTAACATCATCTTTTCTTAGTGAGATGATTATTTTCATCAATGTACTTACTGTTTTATTTGCACTGTCTGTGGTTCTGTTATAGTCAGATATTGCTGGATGTGAATACACATTCTTTCTGCCTTTAACATATTCTTTTGTGACTAATGTGCCATCCTCTTTTATTGTCTTCTCCAGGTCATTCAATATTTGCAATTGCACCTGGTATCTTTTAAAAGTTGTAAGGAAGAAGAAGTTTTGTTCTACTCCATGCTGTTCTGCTATTCTTAGGATTTCCTGTGCCTGTTCATTTAAGGACATTTTATTCATGAGTTATTCCTCTAAAATAATCCCCACTCAGCAAACTTTTCAAATCCACCAATTTTTTCAATATACTCTCTGGCTTCTTCTACTATTTCACTATATGGTTTTCCATCTATAATTTCATCTCCAATTGCACAGCTGAATTGTACAGGTTTCTTTAGTTCTTGAGCTTTTCTAAAGGCATAGATATTTACTGACACATCTGCTTTTGATAAGTCTTTTCCATGTAATCCTCCTCCGGTTACACTTTGTGCCATATCAGATCCTAGCTTTCTATTAGTTGCTCCTGTATCTACATTTATTCCTCCTGTCCAATATCCCAATGGATTTACTATTGCATTCGGATAATCCTCGTAGATATCATTTTCTTCTGTATTACTTTGACATATTATTAATCTATCTCCATCTAATATGTATTTTCCATCGAATGGATTCTTAGCATATATGTCTTTTGCATAGCTTGATAATTTTATTTCTTCTTCTGTTAATGGTACACCTTTAAATATTCCATTATCTCCACATCTAACTTTTCCTGATTGATTTTTAGCTAGATGTTCATCTTGTTTTTCTACTACTAAGTCTAATGCTACATTTCCGGCTATTCTTTTTACTGCCTTTTCTACTTCATCTGCTGTGAAGCTTTCTGATGATTCTATAATCACATGACATACTCCATGTCCTATTAAAACTTCTACAGCTACTTTTGGATTATTATTTTTTCTGTATGCTATATCTACTATAGCTCCTGCTATCCTATCTGCTATTTTATCCGGATGAGCTGGATTTACTTTTTCTATCATTCTGTTTCCTCCTCTAATTCTTTTTCTGTTACTACACCTTCAATTATCTTTACTGCTGTTTCTCCTGTTAAGGTTTCCCAACGGTCAATTATTACATCTACATATTTAGGATCTAATTCTATGGTGTAACAATTTCTTCCTAAATGTTCACAGCTTATTAATGTTGAACCTGAACCACCAAAAAAGTCGATTACATTTTCTCCCTGTCTACTACTATTCTTTACTAATCTGCTGATTAGTTTAATTGGTTTCATAGTTGGATGTACATCATTCTTTTGTGGCTTATCTTCATGTATTACTGTTGTAGGTAATTTGTCAGCCAAGATTTCTTCTACTAATTCTTTTAATTCATCTTTGGTATATTTATCCAAATCTGCTTTATCTTCGAATACTGTAGTTTGTGTTCTGTCATTTATAAAATAATGACCGGCTCCTTCCTTCCACCCATATAGACATGGTTCATGCTTCCATTGATAATCTTGTCTTCCAAGTACCAATGCATTTTTTACCCATATTAGATTTTGTTTTACCTGTCCTCCGGCATCTCTTAATGCTTTTCTAAAATTATATCCTTCTGTATCTGCATGGAATATATAATATGCTCCACCTTCTTTTAATACTCTTAGCATTTGTTCATAAAAAGCATTCAAGAATAAGTAGAATGATTCATCATCCATATTGTCATTAAGGATTTTATTCCCATTTTCTCTTTCTTTTCCATATCCGGTTTCATTGATTGAGCCATAGTTAACATTGTATGGTGGATCTGTTACACATAAATCCATTACTGCTCCATCTACTAACTTATCAATATCTTCCTGGCTTGTACTATCTCCACACATTAATCTGTGTCTTCCTAGCTGATAAACATCTCCTGGTTTAGCTTTAGGTATTTCCGGTAATGATGCTTCTACATCATAATCATCTTCCTGGAATTCTATATCTTCCTGTGTAAAATCAAAATCATTGATATCAAATCCTGCTAATGAAACATCAAAATCTAATTTGTCGAGTGCTAGGATTT